GTGGACGAAGGTTCGAGTAGTGAAAGCAGGCGGCTTGCTGCGCCGGATCGGTCAGATCGAAAGTCCCACACGGCTTAATGTGGTCGATCTCCCAGCCGCCGCGACCGTAGTTCGCCCAGGTCATGCCCGGCTCGAACTGCGCCTCGATATGCGCGATCAGATCGGGCTTGCTGCAACCGATCAACTCACCGATACGAGCGTTCTTGATCCAGTTGGCACCGACGCGTCTCCGCTTCCGAAGGGCGCAATAGAGGCAGGATCGCAAGAGGCCGGTTATGCGGAAGTTTTCGTCTTCGGCGTTGCGCTCCTGATGATAATGCGGACGCTGTGCCTTGAACTCTTGCCGCTGTTCCCGCGCGCGCTCGGGATTGGCCTCCCGCCACTGCTTCGCTTTGGCTTTCGCTTCAACACGATTGGCGGCATACCAACGGCGCGATTGCTCTTTCACTAGGCCGGGGTTCGCGTCGCGACGCGCGGCATCGGATATTCTACGCGCGTCCTTCCGCTTATCGTCGGCCCGGTTCCAGGCGGCGCGTGCGCGGTCGGGATTTGCGGCGCGCCAAGCAATCGCGTATAGTCTCTTATATTCGCGCTTCTGCTCTTCGGTCCTCATAGTTAACTCTTCCGAAATTGAAGCAGAATGGCAATCTGTCTCAATTGATTGACCAAATCTACAGGAGCTAATATTTTAATCAAGCCCGACCCCGCATTCTCGACGATTACGTTCTGCGCGAAGATCGGCGAGTTCTGAACGTAGCCTTGCTGTTCGAGCGCCTTGTAATCGAGAATAACCGACGCCTTTATCATCGCCGCGGTGACGCAGTTCGAGCCATAAAGAACGGGCGTCCCGTCCGAGACGAGCTTCTTCCGCGCGTAGCGCGTTAGCAGATAGTCGGCCATTTGCCGCGCGACATACATCAAGCCGTAAAGCGTCTCGACGTCGAGATAGGAATTGTCGACCGCGCCCGCGGCGTTCTTTTGGTAGGTCGTCACCATGCGCTCGATAACGACGGCTCCGGCGTCGCTAACGCGCGTCGTCGACATGCCGTCATAGAGCAACGTATTCCGCTCGCCGAGCGTCCAGCGCGTCGCGACCGGCGGAGCCTGCAAGGTCGTGTTGATATATTGAAGCGGCAAGCCGGGATCGACGCGCAAGCTCGCCGCGGCGGCGGCGGTAATTTCGGTCGTCCAAATCCAGACCGGATCGGGCGAGCCGTTGAACGCCATAATTGACATGTGCTGGTCATTGCGACCGTTGCCGAACGCCGAACATGCGCCGAGCGGGCCGCGATAGGCGGAGAACGCGCCGCCGTAGATCATCTCTTCCCACGACCAACGACCGACGTCGTCGGCAAGGAAGTTCTGCATGGAATCGAGCGACGTCGTGTCGTTGTATGGCAAGCCGATAAAGTCCATCGCCTTGTCGGATAGGTTGGCGAGACCGGCGGAGATGTCGGGGTTCGCCGTTCCGCCCGCGAAGGCGGTAAAGGTCAAGGTTACGCCGGCGACCGGATACTCGCCGCCCGCGGTGCCGAGATAGTTCGCTTGCAAGTCGATATCGTTGCCGGCTTGGCCCTTATGCTTCGCGGTCAACGTAATGACGTTGCCGGCGAGCGCGCCCGTAACCGGAAGGTCGGTATCGGCGACGATCGCCGTATTGAGATTAGAAGCGATCGCGGTCGCGGTATCGTTCGTACTAACCGCGCATTGCACCCGCTGGCCGGCGATATAGACGTTGAGCGTTCCGTTCGCGGTCGCGGTTCCGGCGACCGTAATTTTGCCGGTCGCGGCGGCTCCTGCCGGATTGTCGGCGAGCGGTAGGAGATAGAGCGAACCGAAATTGTCGCGGTCAAGATAGCGCGTCGCCATCGCGGTCAGCATCGAGCCTTGACCGCACGCGCCGATAATCTGCGACTTGCTTTCCGCTAATAGCGGAATGTTCGGCGGCGCGGTTCCGGCGTTCGTAATCTGGCCGATCAAGAGCGTGTTCTGTAGAACCGTCGCGCTGTTCGCTTGCGACGGGTCCATTTCGACGAATACGCCGGGAACGCGGTTGCTGTCCGGATAGTAGGTAAAATTGATCGCCATCGGTTAGGTTCCCTTTTTCTCGTCTCTTGCCAGCGAGTGCGACGTCGGCTCCGCGGTTACGTCGCCGTCGCGGATGCGCCGCTGCCAGTAAGCGTCACTATCCGGAACTTCGCGCCCCTCTTGCGGAAGGATCGCCATCGTCCGCGGATCGCGTACGATCCGACCCTGCACCGGCTTGACCTTCATTTTCCTCTCCTGGGTATGGTGATCGCGTCGAGCGATGCGCCGCTTTGCATGTCGAGTTGCTGAACGACCGGCGCGATCGTCTTGCCGGCGAGCGTATAGTCGATCTCGATCGTATCGAGCGGCGGCGAGGTGTCGCCGTAGCCGCAGGCGATAACGCCGTCGCGGTCGTCGAGCTGCCAGTCGAGACCGAACTCCCATTGATACCAAAGCCGCGCGCGATCGAGATCGAGATACCGCGCGCCGGTAAAGTAAACGCCTTGCGTCATGCGGCATTCGCCGATGTAGAGATTTAGGCACGACGCCATTATCTGCGTTTCGATAATCTCGAAACTCATCGTCGGGTCCTGGCCGCGACGGTCGCGCTGCGCGTCAAGCTCGACGGCGATTCCGATCCCCTTATGAACGAGTTGTATCAAGCCGCCGTAAGTCTTGTTCGGCTCCGCGTCCTGGCCGAGTGGCAAGACGTAAGCGGCCGGCATCGGCATCGAGGTCGAGTAATCGCGTAGCCCTTTATAGAACTCCGCCGCGCCGGCAACGCGGCCCTCGAAAATCAGCGCGTTCGTCCGAAGCTGCGATATGAATGAGCCGATAATCGAAACGGCTCCGTTCGTCGCGCTCATTTTCGCGTCGTCGGACCGCCGGATGTCGTCGGCGTTCCCTTCGTCTGTTTCCACGTAAGCGACTTGTCGAACGCGAGCCGAAGCCGCGCGGTAAGGTCGGGCGCGGATTGCTCCATAACGCGATCGAGAAAAGGCCGCGGTTCGAGAACGCGCCGCGTATAGCGACCCTTCGCGCGCTTGCGCCGGTTTAGCGCGCGCCACTTGGCGGAGGCCGCCGGTCGACCGCCGAACGGATTACCGCCGCCGCGTGCGCCGACTTCAAGAAAGAGCGCGTAGAACTGCCGCGCGCGGACCGCGAAGCCCTCACCCGACTTGTAGACATATGCCTTGAGCGACGCGCGGAGATCGCCGGATGCGCGGACCGGCGGATCGCCCGGCATCGACGCGCGATAGCTTCCGTGGCGATCGCCGCGGTAGTGCGTTACCCGACCGCCGCCGCTCGTCTTGTTGATTAGCCGCGCCGTCTTAGAGCGTATTTCGCTACTCGCGCCGCGCATCAATTTCTTCATCTCTCGCGTATCGACGGCCACCTCGCCCCACGACGTAACGGTTAGCTTGAGCGCGCTCATTTTGCGGTAAACGAGAACGCGCCCCAATGCACGCCGCCGATAAGGGCGACGAGAACGACGACCAAGAGAACAAGCGCGAGAATGTTTAGCGGATTGGCGTTCCAGCCGCCGTAAGCGTAGCCCCAACCGCCCCCGAAAAGGATGACGAGAACGAGAACGATCAAGATAAGCTCGATCATTTTATGATCTCCACCAGCGGCTCGATTGCAAGTCGCTCATCGCATCCGCCGCGCGCGGACGAAGCCCTTAACCTGCATCGAACCGCTGCCGAAGTCCGCGTTGCACGATAGATAGACCACGGTCGAAACAGTGACGTTCAGGCGAAGCGGGGGGATGGCGATCATGTTGACGAGGCCACCCGACGAGGTCGACATGATCGCGAGACCGCCGGACTCGCCAGTCGGCTGTGTCACCGAGACGGTATTGACCCAGCCTCGCAAGTCGTCGGTCCCGGCGCTGCTGTTGGCTTGGAAATAGACCGCGCCCTCGACATCCCAATCCCCCGCCGACAGCGTGATCGTCGTCAGATCAACGGGCACGTTGTTCGGGGCATTGACTTCCGTCAACACGTTCGCGAAGACGACCTCGCCGATTTGTCCGGCTTGCGGGTCGCTGCCGTCGGTTACGCCGTTTGCCTGCTGCAACGTCCCGACGTCGGTCTGTAGCGTGGCGACGTCGGCCTGCAGCGCCTCGATCTCGTCGTGTGCGGCTTGCAGATTGGCGCGCAGATCAGCGCTATTCGCGGCGGCTCCGTTAGGAACGGTCGGGTCGATCGCGCTGGTCACGGAACGTCAATCCAGGTCATCGCGCCGCCGTCCCAGGTCATCGCTCCGGCATCCCATTGCACGGTCGCGGCCCCAGGCGTATGCGAGACGGGGTAAGGTTCGGTTAGCAGTACGTTGCGCATCGCGTCGCTGTCGTCCGGCGTCGTCCGCGCGTGTTCAAGCTCGCACTCCATTTGAAGGAACCGCTTGCGGCCCCCGACTTCCTTCGTGCGGCGGACGCGGAATAACTCCGTCCGTAGCGTGCCGTCATAGCGGCTGGTCGATCGCGCGACGACGTCGATCGTCGGCGGATAGTCCTGCCAGCGGATGTTGATCATGTGAGTGATCGGCGTGTCGATCTGCGTCGACTGATAGAAGGTCGAGGGATAGGTCGGCTGGATGTCGGCATGAACGGTCGCGAGCGGGACAAGCGTCTCTTGTAGCGCGAGGTCGTCGGCGGGCGCCTGGTCCCGGCGGTAGAGCGTGACGAGCCAGCGCAGCGCGCCGATCCCGTTCGAGGCGGCAAGCTGGCCCGATGGATTATCCGGCAAACGGCTTCCCCGCTATGGCGCGGACCGCGACGAGAAGCTCGTCGAGCTTGCGGCTGTTCGCGGACACCTCGCTCGCGAGGGCTTCGACGAGCATCGCGATCCGTCCGAGCTTCTCGGAGATGTAGTCGCGCCACTCGTCGTCGGTCATCCGGCGAACGTCCACAGGCGATAAGGTTGCATGAGCCGTTGCGCGGTAACGGGCATTCCGGCTCCGTCCGCGTTCGTCGGCACGTCGCCGCGCTGTTCGTAAAGGAACGCGGTCAAGTGAAGGATCGCGAGCCGGATATTCGCGGGGATCGCGAGCGGATCGCTATCCGACCAGCCGGCGGTATAGCTGATCTGCATGGACTGTTGCGGTATCTGCGGCAAGAGTTGCGGCTTGACCGCGACGTAACCCGGCTCGACGCCGAGATTAAGCGTGTAGTCGTCGGTATCGGCGAGTTGCATGTCGTCGAGCGGCCCCCATAGGATTTCTTCGACCGAGACCGCGGGCGCGCGCGGTAGCTCGATCGGTCGCTTGACTAAGGGCGGCCAATTGAGAGGAAAGACGATAAGGGATTGCGGAACGAGCGGCGTCGCGGTCGGCGGCGGCGCCCAGGTGACGTTGTATTGAAGCTGCTGCGTAAAGAGCGCGCGGTTAAGCCACGATTCGGCCCATGCCCGCGCGCCGGTAATGTAGAGCGCGATCAAGTCGTCGTCGTCGTCGTTATCAATCCGGCAATGCCGGCGAGCGGTATCGACGTCGATCGGCTCGCTCGCCGGACCGGTAATAACGCGTAGGGCGGCGTACACTTACTTGC